CTAACATTGTTAATGTTTCTGTTGATGCGTCTGGTTCAACTGTATCTGGCAATACACCAGATGCACAGCAACTAGGAAATCTTATTGGAGCAGCTATCCAAGAAAGATTAATTAAAGAAAAACGATCAGGAGGTTTATTAAGTAGGTAATGGCAAACTTTCCAAGCATCTCACCGACATACGGCATGAGAAAAAACAGCAATCCAAATACTAAAGTTATAAAACTTGGGGATGGATATGAACACAGATTAATCTTTGGATTGAATCAAAATCCTAAAACTATTGATCTGACATTTGTTGTATCTGAAACTGATTCAGATACGATAGAAACATTTTTAGATGCTAGAGCTTTAGATAGAGCTAGTTTTACTTTCACACCACCAGCGGAATCAAGTTCATCACAGTTTGTTTGTGAATCTTGGTCTAAATCTATTCCATACAATAACAGGGCAGTTATTACAACAACTTTTAGAGAGGTATTTGAACCCTAATGCCAATACCAGTTTCAGAACTACAAAAAATAAATCCTAGTTCAGTTATAGAGCTTTTTACTTTGACCCTAGATAGCACATTGCATGGATCTACAGATGTGCAGAGGTTTCATGCTGGCTCAAACGATTTAAACAATGGAGATATTATTTGGCAAGGAAATACATACACTAAGTTTCCTTGTCAGGCTGAAGGTTTTGAATTTGATGGTGCTGGTGGTGCTATCCCAAGACCAACTTTTACAATATCTAATGTTTTAGGAACAATCACTGCCTTGTTTGCCACTGTTAATGCTGTCACTGCCAACAATGATCTTAATGGTGCAAAATTTACAAGAATTAGGACTTTGGCAAGGTATTTAGATGCTGCAAATTTTACTGGCGGTACAAATCCATTCGGAACACCTGATACAACGCAGGAATTACCACAGGAGATATATTTTATTGATAGAAAAGTTGTTGAAAACAGAGAGATAGTACAATTTGAATTAGCATCTGAACTTGATTTAATTAATTTACAACTTCCTAAGAGAGTAGTTACAAGAGATCTGTTTCCTGGTGTTGGTACGTTTATTAATCAATGACATGGCAAGAAGATGCTCTTGTTCATGCAGAACAGGAAGCACCTAGAGAATCTTGTGGACTCCTTGTTAATTATTTGAATAAAGATAAGTATATTCCTTGTAAGAATCTTGCTCTACATAATGATTTGCAGTTTATGTTAGACCCTTTGGATTGGGCTGATACGGAGGATAAATATGGCAGAATCCATGCTGTTATACATTCTCATCCGATTGGTACGGAGTATCCTAGTGAAGCAGATATTATAAGTTGTAAACGATCCAATAGAACTTGGTATATTATTGGACTAAAGACAAAAAGATGGTTTAAATTTAAGCCAACAGATAAAATAAAAACATTACAGAGAGATCCATGCTTAAAACAGTAAAATTATATGGTGATCTGGCAGATTTTGTGGGATGGAAAGAACAGAAGGCAGAAGTTAGGAATACTGTTGAGGTGATGCGTTTTTTGCGTTGTAATCATCCAGAGCTAGAAACATATATGATAGATAAATTTTACAAGGTAGATATTGGTGGATATAACGTGACAGAGGAAAATATGCTTGACCCGATAGCAGAGGAAATAAAAATAATACCAGTTGTTGAAGGTAAAATATTTGGAATAATAGCTGGTATTGGTTTGTTATTTGCTGGAGCAGCAGTACCAAGTACAGCAAAGGGATTTATAGCTTTTCTTGGTACAGCAGCAACAACTATAGGAACTTCTTTAATTATTGATGATGTAACTAAATATCTAACACCAAAGCCAAAACCGATTTCATCTTTAGAACCAGAAGATGCCACTGTTAACTTTGCATTTAGTGGGGTTTCTAACGTTTCGAGGGCTGGTGTTGCACTGCCTTTGGTATTTGGAGAAATCTTTGTTGGGAGTATAAACGTATCAAACGGAATTGATACAGACCAGATTGAGGCCAGTGTCTAATGGCTTTTGAAGATGATATAGGAATTTTATTTGAGCAACATTATTTTGGTCAAATTACAGATGAACAACTAGATTCTTATCTATTTCAAGAATTTGGTTCTGGGTTAGGGCAGTTTGTAATATTTGATGCTGCTGGAAAATTAGTTGAAATTAATGGAGTTATCGTTGAAACAGGTTCTTATAGTCAAACAGGAACAACTGCAACAATAGTACAGGTTGGTGATCAACCAATATCTGTGGGAGATACGTTAAATATAATTTTTAATGTTGGAGGTGCAAATGAAGTTAGAGAAATATTAACAGTAGCTTCCGTTATTTCATCTACATCTTTTACTGTCACTAGAGCAACATCCCAAACTGTTACAGCAGAAGTAGTTAGTTTTTATAAGGAAGATGTTCCTCAATCAACAACTTATACCCAGTCTGGAAATGTAATTACAATAACTCACGCTGGATCGGTAACTGTAGCAGTTGATGATGTTATTGATTTAGCAATTACATCTGGATCTGCTACTTCAGAGAATGTTACCGTAACTTCTGTAACTTCTTCAACAGAATTTAAAGTTGCAAGTAGCACCTCTGTTTCTACGTCAGGTAATGCCACTTTTACAATACAAAACAATGATGGAGCTTCTGGAACTGTAGATGGTATAGAAGGTAACATAAGCTCAGTTTTATCCAGTAAGCAATCAAACGATCTCATAGATGTTTTATCAGAAGGTGAAATCGCTGGATTTTTGTCACCAATACAAGCTGGTGTTACACAGGGAACTGATCAATATAATATTGCAGCACTAAAGGATGTTTTTCTTAATGGAACGCAAATACTTAAGAAATCAGCAGATATAGATAACTTGACTGAGGGTGATTTTAATTTTACAAGGGAAGATATAAGTTTTGAACCTAGATTTGGAACATCTAATCAAACAGCTCTAGATACTATAAACGAAATAGAATCTGAAACTGCTGTAGGTGTAGAAGTAACAAAAGCAACTCCAGTATCAAGAACAATAACAAATCAAATAGATAAATTAAGAATCACAATTGTTTTTCCATCTTTACAGGAATTTAATACTAATAACGGTGAAACAAATGGAACACAGGTAAATCTATCCATAAAAATTACAGAAAATAATGGAACAGAACATAGATTAATTAGAGGTAATCAAGGTGCTGTTATTGGTAAAACAAATACGCAGTATTTTAGAGATTATATTTTACGAGGTTTATCAGGGCTTGATTATCCTATTACTGCAACGGTTACAAGAGTAACCAATGATTCCACTGATACAAATTTACAGAATAAATTCAGTTGGTCATCTTTTACAGAAATAACCGCAGAACAAAGAGCTTATGCTGACATTGCTCATATTGGTTTACGTTTTAATGCTGAGTCTTTTAGATCAATACCAACAAGAACTTATCGTATAAGAGGAATAAAAGTAAAAATTCCACATAATGCAACTGTTAGATCTGATGGCAGCTTATCTTTTAGTGGCAGTTTTAATGGCACTTTAAAAACAGATAAGGAATATACAAATGATCCAGCATGGATTTTATATGATGTCCTTACGAATAGCCGTTACGGAGCGTCCATACCAGAGACAGCAATAGATAAGTTTGCTTTTTATTCTGCATCTGAATACAACTCAGAACAGATAGATGATGGGTCTGGAACAGGAACAACTGAGGCTAGATTTAGTTGCAATGTAAATATCAATAATCAGAAAGATGCTTTTGAACTAATACAAGACATTTGTTCCGTGATGAGAGTACAGCCTTTTTATGAAGCTGGCAGTATTACGATTTCACAGGATAGACCATCTGATCCTGTCTACACCTTTAATATTTCTAATGTAGCTGAGGGTGGTTTCTCTTATAGCAATCAAAGTCAAAAATCTAAATATACAAAAATAAATATTGGATATTTTGACATGACAACTCAATCTATTGACTATGAAACAGTAGATGACACAACAGCACAATCAAGATATGGAATAAAAACACAAACTATAAAAGCGTTTGGAACAACATCAAGAGGTCAGGCTTCAAGAATGGCTAAATGGTTGTTATTTAATCAAAACAATTCTTCTGAAATAGTTAACTTTAGTATTACTGCTGAAGCTGGTGTACTGGTTAGACCAAATCAAGTTATATCAATAGCAGATGAAGTAAAACAAGGAGTAAGAAGAGGAGGGAGAATAAAGACAGGTATCAGCACAACACAAATAGAAGTTGATGATACAGCATCTACTGATCTTGTTTCCTCTAATAATGCGAAACTTTCTGTAATTTTATCTGATGGAACGTTAGAAACTAGAGATATATCTGCAATTAGTTCTGCTACTGTAACTGTTTCCTCTGCTTTCTCTTCTGTACCACAGGCAAATAGTGTCTGGGTTATAGAAAATACAACATTAGAACCTACAACATGGAGAGTTGTAAATGTACAGGAACAGGAAAATCTTACATTCAGTGTTACAGCAGCATCACATAATAGTGGAAAGTATGCTTTTGTTGAAGATGGAACTGCTCTGCCAACAAGAAATACTACTGTATTAATAAGAAAACTGCCTGCTCCTGAGAATTTAACTGCATCAGAACAGATAATTGTAATTAATAACAAGGCAGTTGCAAGATTAACAATAAATTACGCTGCTGTAAAAGGTGCGATTGGCTATTATCTATCATATAAATTTGAAAATGGAAACTTTATAAATCAACAGGTAAAGGGAACTACTTTTGATATTGATAATATTACGCAAGGTGTTTTTACTATTGTAGTTTCTTCGATAAATTCAGTAAACAGATTAAGTGAAAGACCAAATCAAATACAATTTTCATCTGTTGGCAAAACTGCTTTGCCTGATGATGTACAAAATTTGAGAGTGGAAACAATATCGGATCAGTTGCTACGACTACGTTTTGATAAATCTACTGATATTGACGTGGTGCATGGGGGAAATGTAGTGGTTAGACATAGTAATTTAACAGATGGCACTGGAACGTTTACAAATTCTGTAGATCTAATACCTGCTTTACCTGGATCAGTAAGTGAAACAATGCTACCTGCTATTGATGGTGAATATATTCTTAAGTTCAGAGATGATGGTAATAGGTTAAGTTCTGGCGAAGCATCTGTTGTTGTTATTAACCCCGATCCATCACCTAAGCTCCTTGTCTTCAATGATAGAGAAGATACAGATTCACCTCCTTTTGCTGGAACTAAATCTGACTGTTTCTTTTCTGATGAAGTTAATGGCTTAGTTTTGGGATCGACTGAAACTTTAGATGATGCACCAGATTTTGATGCTATTGCAGATTTTGATTTTATTGGTGATGTAGATTTCTTGACAGGAGGTAGTTATGATTTCGCCAATATTCTTGATCTTGGTGCTGTTAATCCCTTGCGTTTAACAAGGCATTTTGTGACGCAGGGTTTTTATCCTAATGACCTAATAGATAAAAGAACAGCAAAAGTTGATAATTGGACTGATTTCGATGGAGCCACAGCATTTAATGTCAACGCAAAATTACTTGTCGCTACTACAACTGCTGCTCCAAGCAACGGTTCTAGTTATCAAGATAGTGATTTTACGGGTAAAACATTTAATACTTTTGCGAATGGAACGTATGTTGGCAGAGGATTTAAATTTAGATGCTTAATGGAATCAGAAGATCCAGCACAAAGTATTGAAATAGATCAATTAGGATATTCAGCAGAACTTGATAGAAGAGTAGAAACTGTAAATACTGTTATAGCTTCAACAACCTCAACGAAATCTGTTACATTCACAAATTCATTCTTTACAGGAGCTACTGGAACAAGTGTTAGTGTTAATTCTGCTTTGCCAACTATAGGAATCACCATAGAAAACATGACAGCAGGAGATGAATTTTTCTTATCAAATATTTCTGGAACTGGATTTGATATTGATATTAAGAATAGCGGTAGTAATGTAGATAGAAATTTCAAATATACAGCCGTAGGTTTTGGACGTGGTAGTTAGCTTTGGTTTAGGATATACTTAGAGAAAATTTTGGATTAGGAAATGGCACAACACGATTATGTTATAGATAACTCCACTGGAGCAGGTGTCAGGGCTGATATAAATAATGCTTTATTAGCAATATCAAGTAGTAATTCTGGATCGTCTGCACCAAGTACAGTTTACCCAAGTCAATTTTTTGCTAATACTTCGACAAGTATTATGCAGCTCAATAATACATCTGGAAACGCATTTATAAATCTTTTTACCCTTGCTGGTGGGCCAGCTTTTGCTGTTGATGGAACAATTAATAATGTGAATATAGGTAAAGGAGCAAACTCTGTTGCAGGTAATACTTGTTTGGGAGTTAGTGCCTTAGATGCTGCCGTATCTGGTCAAAATAATACAGCTATAGGAGCAGATTCACTTACAACTTTAACCTCTGGAGGATCAAACACAGGGTGTGGAAATAATTCCTTAAAATTAACAACCACTGGATCAAACTGCGTAGGGATTGGAAAAGACGCATTAAAAGCAAACACTACTGGGGCTTCAAATACAGCCGTGGGTATGGCCTGTCTCGAATCAAACACCACTGCTGATAATAACACTGCACTGGGAAAACTGGCTTTAGGGGCTTGCTCGTCTGGAGATTCAAACTGTGCGGTGGGTGCAACGGCAGGAGATAATATTACAACAGGCAGTAATAACACTTGTATTGGAAATGGTTCAGATGCGGCTAGTGCTAGTACAAGTAACTCAATCACTTTAGGTAATAGTTCAATTTCTTCTTTAAGGTGCCAAGTACAAACAATTAGTAGCTTATCTGATGCAAGAGATAAAACTAATATTGTTGATATAGAAGATGGATTAGATTTAATTAATTTATTAAAACCTAAAAAATTTACTTGGGCTATGCGTCAACCTAGTGCTAATGATGGTACTTCACATTTAGGATTTATTGCACAAGAATTAGATGAAGTTATAGGAAATAAAAATGATTATATGCACTTAGTAGATAAGACAAATCCTGATAAACTTGAAGCTGCTTACAGTAGATTAATTCCAATTCTCACAAAAGCAATACAAGAATTATCAGCAAAAGTCACAGCCCTAGAGGCAGGGTAAACTATAATTAATTTAATTTTTTATTATGGCTGAAAGAACTACTGAAGAAGTCGCACAAATCTTTTCTGCTGCTGGTGATAGCGTAACTGTCATCAACACCGCCAAGACATCAGATGAAACTGATGATGAATACAAGGACAAGATCAAGCGTAATGTAGAGCATCTAGAAATTATCAAGGGCTATACAAAGGTTGATGGAACAACTTCTATCTGGACATCTGAATCTTTTACAGATATAGATAAAGCAATTACTGATGGTAAAAAAGTTTACGAATAAATGAATTTACAAGAGTAACTTACACAACTGGCTGTTGAAAGAGAACAGTTAGTTATTGCTTTGCATGAGACTACAGGTGCAATAAAAATACTTCAACAGCAGATAGATGAGCAGAATAAAGCAGACGAACCAGAAACAGAAACACCCGTAAGTTGAATTTAAATTAAAAACGATTATTATTGAGCTTTATTCTTTTAATAATGCTTAAAAAAGTACTTACAATAGCTGCTGCTTCAGCTTTTTCTA